AAAAAAAATAAAAAAAAATAAAAATAAATAAAATATAAAAAAGCACTAGTGAGAATGGAGTGGTCCAAAATTTTTTATTACTATACTTCCATTTTGACAGGTATAATAATGTTAGTAATATTTTGTTGAAATCCTATCAACATTTTATATCGTCTTATTTTCCTTCGAAAGAGGTTCCGTCTTCTTGATAGTTTGCAAATATTATTATAAACTTGACTTCCGGTTAAATCGGGATGATTTTCACTTTTAAATTTTTTTATATTAGATACAATATTTTTCATTTTGGTTTCTAATTTTTTTAATTGTGTTATCATCTTTTTTAGTTCGGTGGAAGCTTCCTTTTTACGTGAAAAAGCCCGCATTCTTTTATAGTTTTCATATGCATGGTGTCGTTGTGACCAAGTAGTATTTTCATCCATTTGAGTTAAATTATTGATACCTAAATTATTACATAATGGACATGATTTTTTACCAGTTCTAAACCAAGTAATAATACAATTGCTGTGATACTTGTGATTACATTCTGGAAGAGTATAAATATCGTGATCAAGAGTTTCATGACATATTGAACACATGTCCGTCATTATAATAAATAAAAGTGTTATATTTTTATGTTATTATTCTTTTTTAAACAATTCATAAACAATTAAGAATCCCAAGTATAAAATATATAATTCACCAATGTGAAATGGAGCGCCATACATTCTTTTTTTAAATGTATAACCTATACCACCTATAATTCTAAAAAATAAAACAATTAACCCCCCAATTGCTGTTTCTTTTGGCTTAAACAATCCTATTATTAAAAATAGAGGCATAAATACACTCATTAGCTCTACATTATTTTGATGTGCTCTTTGGGCACGCATATATTTATCTACGACTTCATCGTCTAATTTTAATTTAGATATTTCACTATCTCGTGGATATAATGTGGGCGCTTTGAGTTTTGTTTTATTTCTCATCAGCATAACAGGAATTAGTAAAAGTAATTGTTGTGTCAAGTATAAAGCCAACGCTATCAATAAAACATAACCGTAATTTTTATTAATTTCTAAAGTAGTCATTATATTTACTAATTCTATTTTTTACACATATTAAATACGCGAAAAAATATACAAAAAAAAATTTTTTAATATATAAACTATTACCATTGAACGGCCTTAATCCACTTAACTACGTTTCCTACGAAAATACTATCTCCAAACCTACTTTTATGGTCTGTTGGTAAGTTTGGATTGCGCGATACCTCTGTTACTTTCACCTGAGTTCCATCCTCCATTTCGTAAATATTATAACGGTTGGAGCGCCTCATCTTCTTTCCATCCCACTGCTCTTTATAATTTTTAAGACGATATTCCTGTTCATTCGAGTAAACAGCATAGTATGGTCTAGAGGCTTCGGTTATAAGTGTAATTTTATTGGTGATTTTTGGTTCGGTCATATTTTATGTTAATACAAATATAGAAATATTTAAATCAATTTTTATACTTAATTCAAGTTAATATTATTTATAATTAATTAATAAATGATATTAGCAATATGATTTATAAATTAATATATGATAATCGCAATATTATTACTTCTTTTCCTTATTCCATTAACTATTTTTGTAGTGTATTTATGGTATAGAGCGGTGCGTTATGATTTCCGTGGATATTAATAGAGAGATTATTTACGTTTCTTTCTCCTTGTTCGCTTCTTCTTTTTTCTCTTTTTTTTAGAGCGTTTCTTTCTTCCACCCCACTTTCCATATCCTGTCCTTACTTTAGGTAGGGGTGGAAGCAAAGCTTTTGATTCGCCTACACCAGTTTTAACTACGTCCTGAGTCACGGCGTAGGGACTTATTTTTCTTGCTGCTTTTTTTAACGTCGATGGGGTTCCATATGATTGTGCCGAAACGTTTTGTTTTGTTGGGGTGGAGGGTGCTTTCACGGCTTCTATTTTTTGACCTTGTTCAGACAATATATCACTATTTATAGCATCAATAAGTCTATTATATTCAGTAACTATTTCACTAAAAGGATTAACTAACAAGTTCATAATATTATCTCTATCTGTAGGAGGAATATTTAACTCGTCAAATCTAGCATTAATGTATCCATGTGTCTTCAAATTAAATAAATTATAATTATTATTAAAACAAGATTTAACCGTATCTATAAATAATCCTATATTATCCCAAACAAACAAATTGTTGTAATCATTTAAACTATCATCTTCTATATTAAATAGATTAAGAATATCTGAACTTAAAAATGAAATTTTTGTAGTTATTTCATCTATTTCTTTTTTACCGCCGCCACGCATACCACCTTTTTTACTTTCTTTTTCCATTTCGCGTTGTAATCTTTCAAGAACTGATGCCATTTCTTTTTGGAAAGTTTCATATTTTTTTGTATCAGCCTTATCAGTTATATGTTTGTGAAGCCCTCTATTTTTTTCTTCAATTCTTTTTTTAAATTCTAAAAATATTAAATATTGTAATTTAGCATTCCCCATGTTCGTACCATGTTTGGCTTTATATGTATAACTACAACTTTCTATAAATGTTTTTAACGTTGCGTGGTTTTGTGTTAAAAGTTTTTCTTTAAACTTTGCCATACTTATATTTTTGTTGAAATCCACACCGACGCGCGTACCAAAACACCTAAAAATAAAGGTCACGGCTTTCTCTACCAATAAATCTGCTTTATCTCTACTACGTCCTTTTGATGTATTTAATAACAAAGAAAACGCTTGTCTGATATCACGAAATGGAGCGACGGCAATATCAACACGTCCTTCACTCCCCATCAACTGGTGTGCAGCATAATATTCATTAGCTTTATTGTATGCGTATACTGGTTCCTCATCAAGTATCATTTTACATTGAAATGCTCTTGAACTTGACGGCTCAAATTTTTTCTTTCTTTCATGCCAATTAGCATATTTTGTTCCATTAGTTCTTAAAAAAATTTTAGACCTCCCCGACCCTACCTTATATAAAAAATTATTACACTCACTACATAAGCTTTCAATTCTAGGTAATTCTCTTCCGACATGCATCCCAAATCCCAAGTGTTTAACATCGGGTGACATTTGTCTCCGTTCACCAGCGTCGGCGAATTTTAAGACCTCTTCGGAAAGTCTAGATAAATCTTGAGCAGCATATGCACATACTTTTAAAATTGGAACAATTGGTAAATAATAGTCTGTTGTTGTTGGTTGAAACGGATTCTTCACAGCAGCGCCACCATCTACCCTAATATCTTTTTGAGCAAATTTAAAAAACAACTGCCTTTCAAATAGCTCATTTGCTATTGAGACAAAGTCTTGATTTTTCATCATCAATTGTTTTAAATTCGCTTTTAATAACTCTTTTAATTTTACCAAAGTATTTGGAGGTGAACCTCCTCCTCCGCCTCCAGCATCGCTTGATAAATCATAGCTACTGCTATGTTGACTAATTACAAAATCCGAAAAAAACAGTCTTAAATATTGCAGCCCGGAGTCCGAATTCATTTTTGTACCCAAAGCGTCTATTACATTATCTATAGCAATATCTATACAATTGTCTTGGGTTTGATGACCACTCTCTAAAGTTTTACGTTCAACATCCTGTGCGGCACCAGATGCTCCTACCATCGTCTTAAAATATAATTTACTTGTAAACAACCGCTCAAATAAGGAGGATGTATCAACAGGATTTTGCAACCAATTTAAATTATTTTTTTCCAACCATTCTTTATTAACCTCAAATAGACACATATGTGTCATCTGTATATAAGCACTATTAGGATTATCCATGAACGTAACTCGTGCTTTTTCTGATGGATAAAAAGAAATTAATTGATAATAACCATCAAGTTCTTCTTCTTCTTCTTTCTGATCCCCCTCTGTCTTTTTACGTTTTATCATTTCATGTAATTTATAAAATCCCGCAATTCCATCCGCATAATCTATAGTCTTAGTACCTTTATTAGCAGAACTCGTTTTGCCAGTCTTTTCTTCAGATGCACTTGTTGCAATAGGACCCCTAGTTTGGGTAAATTTTTTGATTTTAATATCTACCTTTAGTCCGTCGAATCGTTCTGAAGTTGCTAGTACCCACTCATTTTTTTCTTGGTCCCATTCACGTACACATCCTCCAGAAGTAGTAAAATCTATGTCAAATGCTGCATTTGGATTTGTTTCAAGAACTTGAACATTTCCCGGAAAACAAGTATAATATTGAGTACTATCTTGTTCCTTTATTAACTTTTGAAATGCGGCAAATTTTATATCTTCAACTTCTTCTTCGTTATAAACTAAAGCACACAATACTGCTGACTCATATAATTTTCCTTTATCTGATGCTTTATAATCGAGTTGCAATTGTTCTCTTCCGTTTTTGTTGAAACAAGTGTCCTTGGCGCTTGTGGTTAACATTGCACAAGCCAATATTTCCAGCTCTTCATCTCCGACTACAGTTGCTCCTTCTGACATTATATAATATATATTGGTATAATAAATATTATATTACAACTTCTTCTAAAAAGTCTCTTGTTTCTTCTACGTGACATTTTAAACTGTATTTTTCTGTATTCTATTGTTTCTATTCATTTCATTCCTATAGTATTTTACTTTATAATTTGTATTGCTTCCCCAACTTTATCGTGATAGTTGTCGATTGAGAGACATAGATAGTTGTTCGATTTTTCGATGTCTTGTAAGGAGATAGGTTCATTTTTTTTGTACTTTTCCTACTATAGCAACGTTACCAAATATTTTGAATTTAAACATATTACTTGCTTCTTCATTTAATGGTAGTCTATACATTCCCGATTCGTTTAAAAACATATCTCTTCCATCCATAAGTTTTAATACTTCAAAATATCCTTGTGTTATTTTCTGTAAAGTTTCATATCCCGGATCTTCATCAAAATAGTAAATCGTTTTTGGTTTCTGTTCTGCATTCATTATTATATTACACACAATAGGATAAATATTTAAATCAATTTTAATTAAAAAGTTGAAATATTTTTTTGGAGAATTCTCCATCGCTTTTATAGTGTATTCCTGCTTTAACTCTACATTCATCACATTTTAAAGCAATGCTATCGAACAAATTTTTTTTCTCAGGATATTTTTTTGATAAGTGTGATGCTAACAAAAAAGCTTGATAAGCGTGTCCTGCTGGATATGCCGGTGTTTGAGACGTCAACGTAGATAATGGCTTTAACTCTATGTCTATTTGATATGGTCTTCTACGATTAATAAGTCTTTTAAAAAAGATAATAATTAAATTTTGACTAGTTGCTATAGCATTTAAATCACTTAGAGTTTCGTTGACGTATGGAAGAAACGCATAAGCAACACTTTTGTTTGTTTTATAAAATAAATCAATGTCTTCTTGCGTTCTAGATTTCATTATTTTCTTCATTAAATCTAAATCTGTTTTATTATTTGGATAGATAGGAATAGTTGGTAAATAACTGACATATCCCTTAAAAAAATTAACATAAATCATATATATTACTAAAATAAATACGATTTTTTTTGTCTTTATTTTAATATTCATTTAATATTAATACTTATTATTTTTTGATATTAAAATTTGAAATCAAACCTTTTCTAGATTTAACTTAAATTTAATTATCATCATCTGATGTAATACTTTCATCAGATACGTCTATTATTGTATTATTAGATTTATTTGATAACTTATTCATCAACTCATCCATTCTGCCTATGGCTGATTCTTGTGTGAGTGGTTGTTTTATTATTTTATTTTTCATTAATGAATTAACTTGTGTAGATAACCGTCGCTCAACTGGATTATTGTTTATTTTCTGGGCAAATCTCCCCATTGCTTTTAACTTTATAGCGTGTTCCTCCAATTCGCGACGTTTCTTCGACTTTTCCACAAATTCATTTTGTTCTATCTCTAATTTATTAAAAGCATTCTTCATATTTAATTGATTTAACCATTTATTTTCTCTGTCTAATTCTTCTTTAGTTATTAAAGCTGCTTCTTTTAACATTACTTTTTCGTAATCTACATATTCTCTAGGTTTATAACACCATAAACAACAAAAATAATATTTAAAAAATGGTTCTTTTATTATAATATTCTGAACTAATTTATTTATGTTTTTGTCCTGATTATTTGTATTACTAACTAAATATGAAAGTGTATCTAGATTTATACCTTCCATCTTTTCTTTTAGATATATTTTAGTATATTTTTTTTTATAAAAGACGTGTTCTTTTGGAGTTAAAACAATATCTCGTTCTTCACTTGCTTTTAATATAATATCAGTTATATTATCTTTTTCTTCTAATTCTAAAAGTTCATCCCATTTTTCCACTTTTTTAAATTTAAAATCAAAGTTGGCTACTTTATCTTTTTTTTGGGCGAATTTATTAATAATAAAAGAATATTTTTCAATTAACTTAATGACCTGTTCATTTTTAGTATCAAATTTAAAGAATCTACCAATCGCTAATATTAGTCCAATATATGTTGATAAAGCTATAGGAAAAA